GGTATTTAGCGCAGAAACCGAAAAAATGAGATTTTTCAATTCAAAAAATCCCAAAAATTCCAATATAACTCAAAATAATGTGAAAAAATTGCAAAAAGTCGAGATAAAATCGCAAAAACAGGAGGGTTAATAATATGATTTACGGCTTTAATGACACGGATAAAAGCAAGCAGCCTATTAATCTCAAATATGAGAATGGCGATATTATCGGGATTGAGTCAGATAATTCTGAGACAAATATAACAGGGCATAACAACACATTAGACGAGTACGTCGATTTAAAAGCAAATTATGCGAATGTAGATTATACAGCGCCTTGCGACGGATATTTATATTTGGAAAGTGATATAGACGAGGGCTTTGATAATTACGTTTGGATCAATAAAAAAGATACAGCTCAGGACACTCAATACGGATTTATGTTTTCATGTCCTATTGCTAAAACGGTTGGCTCGTCTACAAGAGCAGGCAGGGCAACTTTATTTATTCGCAAGGGCATAAAAATAAGGTATCTCGAAAACATTGATACAGAATTATCTGAGTGCAAATTTTATCCTATCATTCCTGATAATGACTAAGCCTATGGATAGAAAACAAGAGCTATTAACCCTGATCCAAAAATCAGGCGCAGACAACGACATAAAAGCGACGCAGCTAATAGACGAGATTGTGTTTATTGAGGAGCAGCTTATAGAGCTTAAAAAGCTGCCATTTATAAATATCAATCCTAAAAATCCAATGCAGCAAAAAGCAACTCCTGCCGCTAAGCAATATAAAGAGCTTTTACAGCAATATAACAACTCTTTAAGGCTGCTGTTAAGATTGAGCGGCGATTTAGGAGGAGAGCCTGAGGAGGAGAGCCCTCTGAGACAATGGGCTAAAGCAAGACAGGAGCTGTTGTAAATGCTTATTCAAGAGAAAACTATCTGGACTCCAGATAACAGCAATTTGCTATTATACAAAGCCACAATTGACGAGGGCAAAATATTAGTAGGACAGGAGCTCTACATGGAGCTCGAAAACTTAGTAGAGGATTTATTTCATAATGATGATTATTTTTATAACACTGAGGCGGCAAATTTACGCATGGACTTTATGGAGAATTGCATTAAGCTCACTAAGTCACCCTATTACGGCATGCCAATGCGACTCATGTTATGGCAAAAGGCTTTTATTGAGGCGTCCTACTCGTTCAAGATGGCGAGGGACTTTAAAGAGCAGCAAAAAGTAATAGACAGATTTAAAAAAATCCTGCTGTTAATAGCTCGTAAAAATACAAAGTCTGAGACATGCTCAGGGCTAGGCAATGCTGAGTTTATTGTAGGCAATGAGGGCTCTGATTTAGTTTGTAGCTCTAATGACGACGCTCAGGCGTCAATAGTCTATGACGCTATGGACACTATGAGACAGCTGTTTGATCCTAACGATTTAGACACTAAGCGCAATCAACGCTTTATTCTCAACAAGATAAATAATACTAAGATTTGGAAACTATCGAGCACAACTCGAAATAAAGAGGGACGTAACATAGACTTTGCAATTATAGACGAGGTTCACGAAATGAAAGACAACGTTATTGTTAAGTCTATTGAGCAATCTCAGTCCCTAAAAGAAAATCCTAAGCTATTTGAAATTACTACAGAGGGCTTTGTTAATGAGGGCTATCTGGACGAGGAGCTTAAAAAAGCCAGAGCAATTATAAAAGGCGAGGACGACTCTATAGCAGCTATGCGCTTTTTGCCGTGGCTCTATACTCAGGACTCAGAGCAGGAGGTCTTTACTAATGAGCGCTCATGGCAAAAGTCTAACCCTGCTATAGACATTGTTAAAAAGCGAGATTATTTGAGAGAGCAGGTTGATTTAGCAAAAAGGAGCAAAGCAGATAGGATTTTCGTCCTGTCAAAGGACTTTAACTTTAAACAAAATGGCGTTATGCAATGGCTAAATATTGAGGACTTTAGCTATAGCGCAACGTATGACATAGAGAATTTTAGAGGCGGCTTTTGTTTGGGACATGTCGATTTAGCAGAGACAACGGACTTATGTTGCGCTAAGGCGCTTGTAATGCTGCCAGACAATCCAATTAAATACATAATCACTCAATATTTTATCCCACAAAGCAAGTTAGATCCTGAAAATGACGATCATAACGCAGGGGCAAAATATAAAGAGTGGGCGCAGCAGGGCTATATAACAATTTGTGAGGGCAATGACATAGATTTAACAGTCGTTGCTGATTGGTTCTATAAGCTGCAAAAAGAAAACGGCATAAAGCTATATAAATGTGGCTACGATCAGAGATTTGCTAAGGATTGGCTTAACCAGATGGAGCTCTACGGGTGGACTAAGCAATATGAAGATATAGAAATGGTTTTACAAAATGCGCAGACGCTCAACAATGCAATAAATCTAGTCGAGGCAGATCTAAAGGCAAGGCTTATTAATTACAACGAAAATCCTGTAGATCGTTGGTGCTTTGGCAATAGCTGCTTAAAGGTTAACGATCAGAGACAGGCGCTAGTCATTAAGACAGACGACGCTAAGAAGATAGACGGGACTGTTACTCTAGTCTCGCTATATGAAATGTTAAGACGATACAGGGGCGACTTTAAAAAGCTGACGGGAGGACGTTAAAAAATGGAGTGGTTTAATAAATTATTTAAAAAGCAGCCTAAAAATACAAAATATGCAGCTATGCTAAACGGCTTTACTCCAATTTTTACTCAGTTCGGGACTAATATTTATGCGTCTGACGTCGTGCAGCAAGCGCTTAAATGTATTGTTGACGAAATGAAAAAATTAAATCCGTCTCATGTCCGCTATAACGGCTCTGATCCTGTCCCTGTAAAGGGCAATATACAAAACGTTTTAGAGTCTCCTAATGAGCTAATGACTACTAGCGAATTTTTGGAGAAAGTAGTCTGGCTGCTACTTCTTAACTACAACGTTTTCATTATTCCTACTTACTACACATGGGAGGAGGAGACAACGGACGCAAGCGGCAACAGGATTAAGATTGAGCGCAGGCGTTACGAGTCGCTTTATCCTATTAATCCCTATCAGGTTGATTTTTTGCAGGACGAAAGCAGCGGAAAGCTCTATGTAAAATTTTGGTTTGAAAATGGCGAAAATACAACAATTCCTTATGACGACGTGATCCATATTAAATATAACTACTCTGTTAATGAGTATATGGGCGGCAACGTAGCAGGACAGCCAGATCATACAGCCCTATTAGGGACATTAGATTTAAATTATCAGCTGTTACAGGGCGTTGCTAAGGCTATGAAAGCAAGTTACGCCGTTAATGGCGTTGTTAAATATAATACGCTGATGGACGACGGCAAGACAGAGGCAGCATTGCAGGAGCTAGAGCAAAAGCTAGCTAATAGCGAGTCAGGATTTTTGCCTCTGGATTTAAAGAGCGAGTTTACTCCATTGCCTCACACGTCAGCAATTGTAGACGAGAATACTCTTAAATTTATAGACGAAAAGATTTTACGAAATTTTGGCGTCCCTCTTTGCATACTGACGGGAGACTACACAAAACAGCAATATGAGGCTTTTTATCAAAAAACTTTAGAGCCTATTATTGTAGCAATCTCTCAGGCATTCACTAAGAAAATGCTGACGAGACGTGAGCGCAGCTTTGGCAACAGGATAGAGCTCTATCCTAAAAAGCTAATCTTTATGACTGTAGATCAGACAATTAGCTTAGTTAATCTGTTAGCTCCTACAGGTGGAATGTTTGAAAACGAAAAGAGGACAGCTTTTGGATTTATGCCATTGCCAGAGCTAGAGGGCAAACGTTATATGTCCCTCAATTGGATAGACGCTAATAATGCTAATCAATATCAAGTAGGCAAGGACGATAACGTAAAAGTTGACGTTGTAGACGAAACTAAAGAGGAGGTTTAGAAATGAGCGACGTATACGAGGGCAGAAATGCCGCAATATTAAGAGCTACAATTGACGGAACAGAGTACACTGATCCTCCTCAAAGTGTTATTGAGGAGCTGCTAATAGAGTTAAAAGAGACAATTGAGGCAGGAGGCGGAGGCGGCGGCACAACAAATTATAACGGACTCTCAAACAAGCCTCAGATTAACAACGTTACTTTGCAGGGCAATCAGGCGCTAGAAGATTTAGGGATTATTATCCCAGAGGTAGACAGCGCTATTTCTGGAACAAGCGAAAACCCTGACCAGAATAAAATAATTAAGGGCGCATTAGATGGCAAGCAGAACACATTAACGTTTGACAACGCTCCTACAGCAGGCTCAAACAATCCTGTTAAATCAGGAGGCATAAAAACAGCTCTGGACGCTAAGCAGGACACTCTAACGTTTGACTCAGCTCCTACAGAGGACTCAACTAACCCTGTAACAAGCGGCGGCGTATATACAGCATTAGAGGGCAAGCAGGACGAGCTAACGTTTGACTCAACACCAACAGCAAGCTCAAACAATCCTGTAACCTCAGGAGGAGTTAAGACGGCTCTTGACGAAAAGCAGAACACTTTAACATTTGACAATGCGCCTACTGAAAACTCTAACAATCCTGTTAAGAGTGGCGGCGTATTTACAGCATTAGAGGGCAAGCAGGACGAGCTAACGTTTGACTCAACACCAACAGCAAGCTCCAACAATCCTGTAACAAGTGACGGCATTAAAGCAGCAATTGACGCTGTTAATAATAAGCTCTATAGCTCTATCGCAAACGTTGCTCAAAATAATAAGGGCTCTATGGAGCTTTACAGTAAGGACTTAAACACAATTGTAACTAGCGGATTTTACAACGCTATGACATGCACAAACGCGCCTTTTTCTTATTGCGCATTAATTGTATGCGGCTACTATCTGGACGGCTATTGTTTTCAATTAGCTGCAAATATTCAAACAGGCGAGATTAAAACAAGAGTCCAGACAGCAGGCACATGGGGAGCATGGAGCGAGTCTAATAATATAATTCATGGTTAGGAGGGTTGAAAAATGGGAGATGAAAAAAAGCCATTAGAGCAGCGCAGCTATAGCTTTGAGGTTAGAGCTGAGAGCGGCGAAAAGGGCAATATAATTACAGGACGTCCTATAGTCTATGAG